CACTTCCTGCTTTTATTCTTTTTCTTTTAGCGTGTATGTTTCTATATAAACTCATTACATGTACCCTTAAATGTCGAAATAAATCTTGTGTTATTTAGTCAAACCTTTTTGTTTTTCGTATGTTCTCAGTGATCCGATACCGAGCATACCACCAAGAACAGTTAGCAGTGTTCCCATATCAAATTCTGGTAATTCTGGTAAGTCATAACCAGCAAAAGTTGCACCAAAAATAATTAAATCCTTAATAATAAAATGATACATAAAAGCAATCGCACATGTCCACCCAACTGCCGGCCTCCAACCGCCCTTAAATAAAGAACCAGATTGTGCCTCTGCTTTATTTACTTCTATCTGAGCAAGGGCAATCTCTTGAGCATGTTTCTCTGCCATTGTGCTAATTTCGTGTGCAAGTTTATTTTTAGCATCTTTATCTTCGATAAATTTACCAAGTAGACTGCTTACTGGGCCTATTAAAGCTTGTATCATTAGTATAACCTCATCTCTTCATTTACTTTAACCAATTTGCAATAACATTCATAGTTTTTTGTTTCATCTCCGATTCTTACTTCCTGTTGATGTAAAAACTTTTGAAAATATTTGCAGTTGTTAATGTTTGCTAGGTGCATTGTACCAGCAGGTAAACCACTTAAATAACAAGCTAAAAGAAAAGCAGGTTTCATTTTCCGTTCCTACTCATGTAAGCAGATGTTCCCATATATGTACCAACAATACCTGCACCACTGATGTAAAAAAGATTTGATATATCACTTAAAGCATTAACTCTATCTATTGGCACAAAAAACATGGCAACTGTAAACACACCCATACCAATCAATGTATATCTTGCCATTCTTAATTGTGCTAAATTTTTTCTTAATTTTGTTTCAGTTTCTTTTATTTCTTTTGCTTGTTTTAACTCCTCATTAGTGATTTCGTTATCACCATCTAAATCATATTCATCAAGAATGGAATTTGTTTGTAGTTTTTTTTGTGTCATTGATTGCTCTTTAAAAACATAGCAAAATAATAAATGCCAACACCACCAGCAACAGCAACAAAAGTAATAACACACGCTTTTATAATCGCATCTCTTTGTCTTGCTTGTTCTTCTAATTGTTTTTTATGTTCAGCTCTTGCTTGTGCTATGGTTGCTTGTAATCTTTCCCACTGTCCAGGTGAACCATATAATTTAAACAATGAACGTAACTCATCCTTTAATCTCTTCTGCTCTTCTTCCTTGAAATGTTGCTGTATGGCACTGTCCATGATACCACCAAAGATGCCTTTTTTCTTTTTTCTTTCTTTACCAAAACCTAACTCTGCTTCACTCCTTGCATATTTTTCAATGGCAGATGAAGCACTTGCTAAATCTTTTCCCATTTCTACACATTTTTTTATGGCACTATGAGCTGCTACTAATCCAGAAAAGGCTGTAACTGGATCAATCATTTAAACCTATTTAACCAATAGACCAATTAGCATAATAATCGCAGTACCACTCGTTGCAATCATAATATGCTCTATACGTTTTACTCTATTCATAAGTTCGGAAAATTTCATGTTTGATATGCCAATATGACGTTCTAAATTAACATGTAAATCTTGTATTGAAGGTTTACTCACTATGCTAAATCTCCATGTGCTACACATAAAACTTGGTCAAAATCAAAGACTGAATCACCATCAGTTTTGTAAGTTACAAACCCATATTGTGATGTGCTATTTGCCCAACTTGTCGTGTTTCTATTTAAAGCAACTAACTCTGTTGAACCACCAGCAGTAACAGCAAAATCATCATTGCCAAAATTATTTGTTACCACAAATATACCCTTGCCTGTTGCTGAATCTGTTACTGAACTTACGTTTAGTGAATCCCTAGCAGCAGGTGTGCTTGCATCACCATCTGAATTTACCCAAGACTTAGCAAGTCCTTGTTGCAAACTGGTTGTTGTTGATCCACCTTCTGCTGTTATATTAATGGCTGCAGCGGACGTTGCACCAGTTAATTTATCTAATTTTAATTCACTTGCCATTACGCCAAATCCCCATGAACAGAACTGCCAAATACATCATAATCCTCAAATCCACCTGCATAATTTATGCTATTCATTTTATAACTTCCTGTAGTTACATCAGAGTTTGCATTTAAACTTGCAAACAATCTAGCACCACTTACACCTAAACAAGCAGAAATAGAATAATCATCATTATCCATATCGTTATTAATGACTACAGAAGTAACACCCGCACCACCATCAGTTAAAGAAGATACGTTAAGGCTATCCTGAATTGTGTGTGTATTAGTTGCTATAGTCGCTGAACACCAAACCTTAGCAAGACCTTGTTGTAGATTTGTTGTCGTTGAATTTCCTTCTCCAGTAATAGTTATACTACCAGCAGCACTAACACCTTTAAGTGCATCTACTAATATACTACTCATGCAAAATCTCCCATTTTATTTGTCGTACTCATTATGCTAAGTCTCCAAAAATAGCAACATGATTTAATGCTCTATCAACTAACGCATTTGAAGCAGCAGTACAAAAAGTACATTCAATTCTAATTGTTCCAACTGCAACATTATTATCCGTTGCTCTGTGTAGAGATGTTGCTGCACCATCACCAGTACCTGTTCCTGGCATACCAACCGCAGAATAATTTGTATTATTAAAATCATTGTTTATAGCAAAAGTATATTTTCCAGTTGCTTCGTCTGTAATTGAAGTCATGTTAAATGAATCCAATAATGCAGGCGTACTATCTCCGTTAAAACAAAACCATGCTTTACAAAGCGATTGAACTGTGCTTTGTGTAACAGCACCACCATCACTCTCATAAACTGATGTGCCATCATTGCCAATCTTAATAGCAACACCACCACTGCCTGCTTTATCAACAATCGTATCTACATTTATTTGACTACTCATAATATAATCCAAGTTCCGTTGTTTGTTACTGTTGCAGTTGAGGCTATAGTTATTGGGCCTACAGCAAAAGCATTGTTTGTTGCATCTATCGTAAATGAACTAACTATTGTATTTTCATGTTGTCTTACAATAGACTCATAACTTGTTTGCTGACCTGATTTACCTATGTAATTTTGTTCCATATTTAACCTATGCGTAAGGATTCGTTCCTAAATTAGTTGTATCCCATGCTGCTTTTAACTTTGTAATAGTAGTTGCATCAGTAATAGCTTGTGCTGCAGGTGCATCCCTTAAAGCAGTTTTTTTAGTTTTAATAGTTGCTTGTGCAGATGAATCACCATCTTCTAATGCTTTCATAAACAAAGCATCTTGTTGTTCTAATAAAGGTTTTCTTACTTCTCTAATTTTATCTTTAAAAATAACTTTTGCTGCAGCTACGTTTTCTGAAATAACTTTTCCACTAATAGACCAAGCGTTTCTAAAATGTCTATCAGCAGGCATTTTCGTTGTAGTAGATTGATCTATACTATTTCCATCCTTGTCAGTAATGTTTACGATTGTCATGTTAACTCCTATGCTACATCTTGTTTTAAAAATATATTTTCATCAATTTTCCAAGCATTTCGCCACATTCTTGTTTTTGGTAATTGACTTTTTTTACAAATAACTAATCTTGGTTGATTTGCTTTTTGATAATCTCTCCATACTCTTTGAGGTATATCTTTCATAATTAAATATTCTATAGATTGTTCAATACTCATGGCGTCTATAGGTTTTGTATTGTGCAGTAAATACCCTCTAGTATGTTGCTTAAAATCTGGTTTTGCTTCATCTTCATGTAAAGCAAAATAAACTCTTATATCAGGTAAAATGCCACCAGCAACAGCACAAGCAAGCCAATTAGGATCAGGTGTTGTTACTTTACATGGACTATCAAGAATTTCTGGGTCTTGCCAAACAACACAATAATCTGTTTGAATAGGTTGCAAATGCTGTTTAGCCCAACACAATCTATCAAACAAATGTACGCCTTGAAAATTAGGTATCATGTAATCTCCATAATCGAAAGTGTGCCACTAATTTTATCTGCCACACTACAATCAATCCTTATGGCATCAGTCGTTTCTAAAATTACTTTACCACCATTTAAGACCTCTAAACTACTACCAACAGGTATTGGTGCATCTTTTATTAAAAAGGATGTTCCATTAGTTGCAGCTCGCCCACCACCAGATGTATCTGACACAATTTCTACTTCTGCTGTTACTTGTGCTGTGTGTATATTTGCTAAGACTAATCCAATAATAACTGTAGTTGTACTACCTGGCGTTGTATATATTGTGTAGGGAGTACCAGCAGAATTTGGCTCAGCTGCAAACGTAACTACTTTAAATGTATTAGCCATATAATCTCCTTATCATCAACCCAAAGCTATAGCTAAAGCCGTGGCTGTTTCTTCTGTTGCTGCACCTATATCTGACGCAACCTCACTATTACTTCTGCTTTCTAAACCATTAGCAGTAAATCTAGCGTACTCATCATCTGCTACGCTACTGCTATCTATTTTAACAGCATTAGTATTAGATATACCAAAAGTAAGTGATGCTTGTCCACCAATATCACTTAAAACTTCTGACGCACTTCTTCCCTCTATTGATGTGCCTGCAACTCTTAAAAAGTCATCATCCGCTACACCACTTGTAAATACAGGAATATTACCATTAGATATGCCAGTAGTAAATGTGTCTATAGTCTGAAAAGATGAACCATCAAATACTTTTAACTGATTAGATGTGGTATTAAAATATAAATCTCCAGCGTTTAACGAATCCCCATCATTATCAGTTGATGGATCACTCGATTTAGCACCCAAAAATATATCATCAAAATTATCTAAAGCAGTTGCAGCACTAGCTGCACTACTCGCTGCTGCAGTCGCACTATTAGCTGCATTAGTTGCTTGAGTTGAGGCTGTGCTTGCACTGGTGCTTGCATTAGACGCCTGTGTAGAGGCTGTACTAGCACTACTAGCTGCAGCTGTTGCACTACTTGCAGCTGCAGTTGCAGAACTGGCAGAATTAGTAGCTGAAGTAGCTGCTGACACCGCATCAACTAATAAAGCAAAATGATCTGTATCTGTTAATGAATCTCCAACCACTGAATCTGCAACACATATATAAATATTATTAAGTTGTGCAGCAGTCGTTGCTTTTACTATATCTCTAACAGTAAACGCTGATGTAGTTGTTGTAGCACTATTCCCCTTAAATGTTCCTAATTCTTGAGTAACCGATATTTCACCATTAGCATCAAACGCTAAAACTTTGTTTGCTCTATCTGTAGAACCAACAGTAAATTCTGTAGATGTCATTGTGTTTGTTCTTGATAACTTTATTGCCCTATCAAGTTCTTCTTGCTGTTGCTGTGTGTGAAAAGTAAGTTTGTCTAACGCATTTTCGTGATCGGCTGCTGGAAAAGGGTCGTTTGCAGTATAATCAGTTGTCTGTGTTAAAGCTGCTTCTCTTCGTATTACAACAGTTTCTCCTGATGCTGGTGCTGAACCGAAAGTAACATTACCTCCAGTTGTTTCTCCAACGCCTGAGACAGTATAATCTGCATTGAGTGTCTTAGTAGTTTCTGCTCCTGTTGATGAACGGACAATAACTTTTAAATCTGCTTCGGCAAATATTTTAAAACCATAAGCGAAAACAGTTGTGCTTGCATTACCAGAGTAACTGTTTTTAGTGGTTGTGCTACTTACTGTCATTTAGTACCTCATAGTTTCTTATATACTTTTTTCGATAATTAATCAATTAACTTATCTACAATAGTTTCTCTTGCATATTTTGATGGTGGGAAAAAGTATTTTTGCCCATAATCTTCTTTTAATCTTCTTTCTACCCTTTTTAAGTAACCAGAATCATAATGTTCCATCATTCCATGAAAAAACATATACTCCATAGCTGCTCTAGTATAAAATAAATTTGCATAAGGTGTATTACTTATTGCAAATCTTACAGCATCTTTTGCTACTTTTTCTCCTTTAATAAACTTTGAATACATAGTGGCTAAATCATCTACTGCACCAAATGTAGGGCCTGCAAGTGTTTGAGTAAATGATTGTCCATATCTATTAAACTCTCCAAAAAGGTAATCACCGAATATTCCCATACCTCCACCTTGAAGCATAGACATTTTCAAAACTTTAGCTGATTTCATATAATCATCACTAAATAAATCTTTTGGGTCTTTACCTCTTAACAAGTCTTTTGCTGTCATTGCAACATAACCCATAGCTGTCATGCCACTAATCATTTTCATAGTTCCTGTAAATCCACTTGAGTAATATTGTCTAGTCAATCCTTTGGTAATCATAGTAATAGGAAACCCTTTAAGTTGCATTATTAATCTTACCACTTCACCACCGATAGTTCCTTTTTGATAACCAAGATTCATAATATATCTTTCCTTAGCACCAGGAGTAGGTATTGCTGTATCTGCACCATCAACATACATTGTTCCTATTTTAGTTCTTAGTTCATCTCTCAACTGAAATCTTAAATTATCAGTTATATTTAATGTACCTTTTTTTTGTCTAATATACACATCTAAAACATCATTACCAATGTCATCTACCAAATCAGGAAATAAATATTTATTGCCATCCTCTGCCTTCATATTTACTTTCCTAAAAAGTTTAATCTCATCCTCTGATATTCCATATTTACCTAACATTTGTTTGAAGTTAGAATCTACATTATTCCAATTTTTTGTAACGGCTTCAGCACCATCAAAAGCTAAAACTCTAGCTACACCTACTTTTTGTGCATGATTCCAATACCTCATCCCATTTAGTTTATAAAATAAAGCGTGTGATCTTCCAATAAAACCAGGCCCAAAGTCATCCGGCCCATGTCTTGATATTATGTTGCCAGTCATTGCTTCTGTGCCAACTAACAGTCTTATTGCAAACTGTTTTCTTTGTGGCCCAGTTAAACCCTCTACTGTGTCTCCTATAGATCGACCAAAACTGTGAAAAAATCCTCTTTCTGTATTAGAAGATAAAAACGCAGCTTTAGATGCTAGATCAGTAATGGATGATATGGTTGCTGCTCCTAATTTTGCCATTTCTTGTACCATCCTAAATCCAGCAGCTACACTCGCAAAGTCTGCTCCAAAAAAAATACTTTGACTTGAACCAACTGCATTCACTGAATTATCAACATTACTAAATTCTCCTAAAGCTCTTCTTTCTTTA